GGTTGATGACTTGAGTCGCAAAAAGATCTATTGCCTTCCCGACGCACAGGCGGCAGCAAAGGACTTCAAGTCAGGTAAACTTCATCACGTGTCTTTCGTCTTTGAGGAGCATCCCGTATACGGTCGTGGCCGTCCGTGTAAAACTGAAACACGCACTGCAAAGACTACCCGCTACATAGTGGCGGGAAAGATACGTGAAAACAAAGAGGCCATTGAAGAACTTCAGGAAAAAGCCGGATGTTTTGTCCTCCTGACCAGTGCACCAGCAGAGAAAAAGAGTGCCCTGGAGATTTTGAGGACCTACAAGGAGCAGGACGGCATTGAAAAGAACTTTGGCTTCCTGAAAGACCCGCTTATAGTCAATGATCTGTTTTGAGAATGTCACATGACTCAGGCGCTTCTCTGTATCAATCATTAAAGCTTAAGGATTCAATAATGTAGCTCAAAAGATGCGGAAACTAAACCGGAATGTGCGCCTGGTGTTAGATTACTTGTGCATGACAAAGAACTCATGCGCTCAGGAGACCGAGTGAACCGGCGGAGAACAAATTTACCCTGCTGGTATTGCAGAAAAGTCTTGACACTAGTGGGAATAGTGTTGTATTAATTCAAATCTTGAGCCGCTAGCTCAGTCGGTAGAGCACCTGACTTTTAATCAGGTGGTCGTTGGTTCGACCCCAACGCGGCTCACCAAGCATTACGAGGGTTTACAGTTATTCTGTAAACCCTCTTTTGCTATCTGACGCAGATATTGACGCAGATGCAAATAGATAGGTGCCTACCTCACGCATATTCTCTCCATATACATCTATGTCGAGAACATACTATGCATTCACTTCATTCATGCCAGCTAGCTACTCAAACAACATCATCTAAGCCCACCACCCATAAGCTGCTTATATATATTCCTTGCCCAGTAGCCTACGATCCCAACCATAAGTGATAACTATCTGATTCGAATACATAATGCTCATACTAATATGTGTGATTAGGTAGTTTGCTGGAATAATGATACCATAACTATATATAGTCACGTTCGGTTATGTGCCACTACATATAGAATAAATTATACGTCCGTTTAGTCTCGGTGGATATTCAATCTCGTATGTTGCTATTGTGGTGTAACAGCGCGATACGTTTTTTAGTAACATAGTTTTATTTATTTAGTAATATCAGTATATTATAAAAAAGCCGCAACTCTAGTGAGTTAGCGGCTACCAGCCCCATATATTTTTTCAGTCTTAAAAACTTCCGTTATGCTTGCACCGGATCCGGTGATTAATTCTTCTCTATTCAGCTCCTGATTTCTTCATTGATTGGTGTCATTTCCGCTGAATTTACCGCTCCTATGATCCATTTTCAGCCGGTCTCTTATATTGTCAGGCTATGATTTCAACTGACAACATGAGACACAGGCAGAACTGTTATGATTTGCATTTGGAATGGATACATGTAAAATGCGCCTATGAATCTAATTTCAACACTGATAGCCGGGATAGTAATTCTATTTGGCGGCCCGAAAAAGCCACGGAATCAATCACCAACTGTGGCTTTTATTAAGCAAGTCCCGGCACGTTTCGGACTGCCCAAAATTATCTTTTACTCAGTGATCGGCGTTATCCTTCTCAACTATCTGACCAATTAATCCAAACAGGCTTGCATTGAACATGCTATGATTTACTTATGATAACTGTCATCTTTACCTTCATATGGCTTATCAGTATTCCGGTATCTATTTTCAGCGGTTTTGGACAGATTTATGATTTGTCCAATTCCGTAGCTAAATTAGGGCCGCTTCTAATTTTTGGCTCGTTGTTACTCTGAATTGCGACTTTTACAAACCACTGGTCGGGGTGGGGATACCCTTTGCAATAATCAGCGAATAGCTTGGCTTTTTTTTCATCATTTAACCCCTTCCGCCCCTGTTATTGTGCACTTGGCACGGTGATTACTTCCGTTTCCAGCATCTTGCCTACCGGCCTTGTGATTTCCCATTGCGACTGCTTTGACGAGAAATACAGTAACTTGCCTTCAGCGGTATCAATGACCTTCCACAGCTTCGTACCATCCGGAGCCGTGGCAACCAACAGCGGCAGGCCGCTTTGCAATTTGTGGTTGTAAGCCTTATGTTTTTCGAGGTCTTTGCACCCGGCGGAAAGGCAAAGAAAGATTGTTAGCAGCATCATTTTCATTCGCTCAACTCCGTTGCTATGTCAAAACCTGCCTTGTTAAAGATTGTTTGAATCTCGCTCATATTTTCTTTCAAAGCATTTTCAAACATGTGCCGCCCTTCAAACCCATGAAGCTTGATTTTTCGACTGATTAAAAAGGCCACTCGTTCTGCCTGTTTTCCAGAAATACCAAGTTTTTCATTAATCTTTAACTGAGCATCAGTGGCAAGATGTTCCACCATCCCGGTGGTAAAATCTTTCATCGTCGATAACCAATGGTCAAACTGATTCAATAAGTTCCGAGATATGCCAAATCCTGTGTCAATCCCGGATGCTATCAACATTTTTGGCAGCATTTCATATCCAGCTTCCCATGATTCGGTAATACCTTTTACAAGCTCTTTTTTTGCTTCAGCTTCAAAGGTAGCTATGTGCTCGTTGATCGAATTAAGGGTTAATCTCAGGTGCGCGGCAGAAAAAGCGGTTGTGGTGTTATCTATTTGAGGTACGGATACTAATTCCGTAAACACCTGTTTACGAATTTCTTCCAAAATCCGCCGGATGGTTTCTTGTCCGTCAGTGGTACGCCGAATTTGATCAATAAGAATTTCTTTCATTTTATCTGTGACTTCGACCATATAGTTAGCTCCTGTAATGTTCCTTTGAATGTGGGAGGCAGGGCATCCTGCCCCCCACTTACCAGCTTAGCGGCCATTGGCCGGGGTCTCGCTGGTATTGCCCCTGTCAGACCATCTAAGGAGGCTCCCCCTGGCGAAAAGAGGGAAGTGTCGCCCGGTCTATGGCCTGACTATCTCGACCGGGAGGCGACAAACAACGTTACGGCACAATTGCACCATAGAGACCACGGTAGTTGGTTACCGCGCCGCCGTAAATATGCCGAATTTTGTAGGTCAGCTTGTCATTGCTGAACATGCTGCCGGAATTTGGTTGATCCTGGATCATGACTTCAGGTTCTTCCCGGCCATCTAAAAACGCCATTTCGATTGAAGGAACGTCTTTTGGATCGGCGGCAAGATACCAGTTATTGACATCCGTCCAGTTTTTTACAGAAATCACTTCCCATGTCTGACGGCGTACCGCGTCAGGGGAGGTTGGAGTAAATCCGGCAAGATTCGGTTGGGAGGTCAGTTCATAGGCGATATCTTCCAGATCCGGAGGCACGATCAAAAAGCGTGGCGGAATGTCGAGCTGCTCGCCGCTATCGGCTTCCGTCTGTTTCATCATGGCAAGTCTACCGGCCTGGAGCGTGGCCTTGGCAAGCGCCGTTGTACCAAGGTTGGCGTGTGTGGCGTGAAACAGAGCAACGGTGTCGTAAATTGCCGCGTTATTTTTCAGTAGATCAAAAACAAAGTTGTACAGCGTCCGTGATGCTGCCCGCCCCAGTTTTACCGGTATTTGACGGACTATATTCACATCATCGTTTTTGATTGCTTCCAAGGTAATATCTTCAACACCGCCTTTCTTGGTGATTGCGTATGTTGCTTCAATGTTCCCCGGTGTTGTAAGCGCCGCATAGGCAGATCCTTGTGTAACCGTCGGCAGGTTGCTATAACCGCCAATAGAGATACATCGGCGCGTTCGGAAGTCGCGGGCGGAAATGATATTGGCAATTTTTTTCCATGTGTCCAGGCCGGTAGCGTTATATTCAGATACCATAGCGCGGCTTATGGCATCTCCCAGTGCAAGTGAAAATGTTGTTGTATTGACTGCTGCCTGTATTCTCACAGCGTCTCTCAATGCTCCGGTAACACGCATATCACCAGTAATTTCCTGATAACAGGCTTTGAAACTCTGCTGTTTGCCGCTGAAAAAATCATCCAGCATCTGCATTTTTTTATCTTGTTCATCAAGGGTAATATCCATTTTCTATTCCTTCTTTCCGGGCGGGGTGCCCTCTCAGTTAGTTGTTTCAGTTGACTTGCCGGTTTTTCGATCCCAGAAGTATTTTTTGCCGTCCGTGGTGACAAAAGAAATACCTTCCGCCGTTTCGCGCGTCCCAAGAATATCTTCAGGTGTTAAAGGCCGTATATTGACGGTGTAGCGGGTTTTTAACTGTCCGTCCTCGTCGGTGGGATACGGTGTTGAACTTCGATGCTCCAGCCCTCTGATTTGTTTCTCTGTGATGTTCATTTAAAAGCTCCTTTTTATGATGGTGTGGGTTAAATTCTGATACCGCTGTTATTGATTCTCTCCCGTTCAACGCGTGTAGCGGCATCAAGACAGGTGCTGTCCTGGTACGTCTTGACAGCCTCGTGGAGTACGCCGGGAAAATCTGGTGATTTTGCCCCATTATGGGCAGTGAGGTTAAATACCGGGATTACCAATTTGACCGGGTTGGCGGCGGTGATGGTTGAACCGCGTTGATGTTTATCCAGAAGCTTATCGACAGCGAGCAAGCGGCGATGAGCGACGGCAACTTTTTGAGCCGCCGTAATATATTCCACGCCAATCTGTTCGGCTTCAGCGAGTAGGTACGTATGTACTGAGTGATATCGTGAGCATTCCAGCTCTGCGAGCTTCGATTCCTCTTCCTCAAGTTTGCGCTTCAATCCGGATAGCGCCTGAGTGGTGTCGGTAATAGCGCCGTTGTTGTTGCCGATTTTCTTGTCGATATCGGCCTGCTCTTTGGTTATTGCCTGGTCAATTGTTTCAAGGTCGGTTTGATTGGCTGTGCCGATTGCCAGCGCGGCAAGGATGTTTTCACGCTGCATCTTCAGTTGCGGCATGGTGGAACTTGACGGCTGAAGACCTTCAAGATACTGCTCTTTTTCGGCAATGACTTTCTCCAGGTCGGTAATGATGGTGTGTGCATCGGTTACTTTCTGCTGTAAGTCAGTCACTGTCTGTAACGGTGTACTGCCTGTTTTAATGCTCATTTTAATGATTCTCCTTTTGAATAATATGTGACTGTTTTTGTTAGTACTATTGTGCTAATTCTCTGTTACATCTGTCTGCTTTTCTAATTCGAGATTCTTACGAATTTGAGTAAGTAATGAATAGGCATGGCTTGTTGAAACACCATGAATTCTTGATAAAAAAGCAAGTTCTTGGCGGCCGCCATCAAATTTTTTAAGCTCTTCAGTCAGCAAGGCTATTTGTAGCTTTTTCGCTGAAAAGTAGATAAATTGACCACTCCAATGGCGCATAACAAATAAAATTGAGTCCTTACTGATAGTCACGGCCTCTTCTTTTTTAATACCAGCATTAATCAACTGTAAGGCAATCTGAAGGATTAGATCGATAAACACTTCCGCTGCTTGTGGATCTCCTTTTCTTTCTTTCACTAGCATCTCCAATTATGATGGATGTAAGATGCCTCTCGGCGCGATTTCATAGCAATGTATGTGTTACTGATATTTTTTAGATGTCTACCTCCTTTCTACACAGCACAAAGAAGCCGATTTTGCTGATATTCCGGCGAACTGCGCCAGCCACAACCAAAACAGCGGTAGACGTTAAAATCTTCCGGTTCCGGGCTGTTTGCCATGTAACCGCCACAACGCGGACAGCGCCCCATAAAAACGGCAAAACGGCGATTGCGTACCGGCCTTGGTTTTTCTTCCTCAAACGTGGCTTCCAACATTGCAAGCAGTTTTTTATCAAAACTATCAGACCGGATTCCCTGAACAGTTATTGCTAAGACAAATCCGCTTTCATTGTCTTCAAAATCTTCAAGGGCAAGCTCTTCTTCCACTTCCGTCTCGCTGATCGCCATCGGGATGGCGTCCATTTCCGGCGTTTCAATGGCAGTTTTTTCAACCACTACCGGCGGAAGAAATGAACGTTCCGGCCCCGGTTGATTGTCCAGGCCGCCACACCCGGCACAGCGTAAATCGGTACTTTTACGCTCTGATACATACATATTCGTTAAGCAGGCATCGGTGGTAATGGTGGCGTTAAGGCGGTGGCACTGTACCGCACCGTTTGCTGCAAGCCATGTTGCCGCCGTTTCATCAGAGAGTATGTGTTCAGAGACAAGGTTCATGGTTAGTCGCTCAAAATGGTTTTGATGCGGTATTCCAGCGCGTTGATTTCCGCCTGCTGGTTTTTGATGGTCGTTTGCAATGAATCATATTCAGACTTGCTGATCGTGATTTCTGCGGTTGCTTCACTGATATTTGATAAATTACTCTTGTTGTTCACCCGCAACCCCCTCAATTTCGGTTTATAACATGTGTTACCGGGCATTCCTTTGATGCGGCCTTGTCTAGCTATGGCTGCTGCGCAAGATAGGCTTCCAAATCCTCTTGTGGCGTTCGGATGTTTTTGTCTTCTTGTTGCATCAACCAGCTCCGGTTTTTACGTAGGCAATTGTTACACCTCGTAAATTTTCTTCGAGCTTAAATAGAATGCTCTGAAGTCCCAAAATCCAGTCATTATCAACATCATAGTCATGTTCACTCATAGCAATGAGTGCGGTGTTGAGAAAGGCTATCTGATTGCAGAATTATATATTGTGGAAATTACGTCTTCCTGTTTTACCGTTGTTGGTTCAATGGTCATTGGTTTGCCTCTTGGTGTGAGTGATTATTTATTTGTGTTGTTTGTGAAGCGGTGCCTGTTTTGCTGCTACCGCTCTGTTTTTGCATGGCCTTCAGAGCGTTGATGACCTTGCCCGCTGCCTCGCTATCGAGAAAACGCAGGTCGGCAACTTCGGCAATCCGTTTGATAAAGTGGCGCAAGGCGCGTCCCCGTGGCTCCGCTTCCGGAATGAAACTGATATCCTGCCACATGGCTTCAATCTTTCGCAGTTGTGCCCCGTTCGCCATACCTGGTCTATTGTCCAGGTTATCAAAACGCTTCGGGCGTTCGTCTTCAATTTTCTGCCCGGCGGCGGTTCGTTCGGCTTTGTCGTGTTCGTTCTGTAAATCAAGGGCGAACTTTTCAAGTTCATCTATAAAGCTGCGTGCCTGGTGGACGTTCAGTGACTTGCTGGTAGTCACGCCAAAACGGCTGGCAAGGCAGGCGCGGTAATTGTCGTTACTGATACTGAGTAGGTGAACTATTGTATGAATCCGCTTGATTTGTGCCGCTGTTATCGGCTTTGCGGTAGCTGCTTTTCGTGCCATGATGAGCCCCCTTTTTTTTAAGTGAGTGCCAAACGTTTCGCCACGATCTACACGCGGCAACGGTTCAAAGCGATGCGGAAAGCAGCGCGGGCGGCACAATTTGCAGAGCGGCGGCGGATTATGCCTGTTTCGATTGCTGCCAACATTTCAATGAGCTTCCGTAAGGTTTTCATACTGACTTTTCCTCCTTTGTAAGTTGATTTATCTTGCCAATAACCTTTTCAAACCGTTCGTTGAGCATGTTGAAGCAGATTGAGGCACCGGACATAACCTGTTCTGAATATATTTTCTCTGCATCGGAGACGACACAGCCTAAAAAATTTGATGCTGATTGAATTTCCATCAGAGCATCATGAATGTCATTCAGTTGAGTTACAGCCTCAACCCTTATCGGCAACCCGTTTTTCGTGGTTTGGTTAGCTCTTTTCATGCGCCCTCCTGTTGGTCTTTATGATCTGTAGCTTTCAGAAGCTTCTTTGCGTCATCTTCGATTTTTTCAACATGTTGCTTGATGAGATTTAACCGGTCGATGGCGATATCAAACAGCCCTGGGAAGTCTTCAGCCGGTAGCGTGTCTTTCTGATGTGCCCGTTCAACCTGGTCGAAAGCGGCAATCCGCATGACTTTCAAAAATGAATCAAGTCTGAAAATTTCTGTATTCGCGGCGTCAACTAAATCAAATGCATTCATGGTTTCCTCTTTCTCTACTTTCAAGTACAAAGTCCTGTAGGTTTTCAACGTTATTCAATGCTTGCTGTGTCAGCTTGCCCGCAATGCGAAACAGACCACTCCAGAAGATTTTTTTGCTGGGAAGTTGTGTGCTTTCATCAAGAGCAATTGCCGTTACATCCAATAGGGCTTGAAGTTGCAATAAGTCATCATTCAGTTTGTTGACAGTTTCAATCATGCTGAAATCCCCCTTCAGTAATGTTTTGAGAACTTAATATCGGCATGGTCGGACCGATATCCTTCAATAAGGCATAGCTTTTGTACTCACCGGCCCGGCCTGATACATAGCTTCCGATTCTGCCGATGTATCCGGCTGATTCCAGATTGCTAAAAAACTTGAGAGTATTGCTATATCTGGCTTCGGGAACGGTGCGGAGTATGTCCGGAATATTAAAGCGTTTCATAATCCGCATGCTCTGCCACATTTTTTGACGAACGCTGGTAGAAACAACACCACGCTTCATGCCTTTTTTACCGGACATCAGTGTTTCCTCACCTTGTTGAAGTGTGGTTGATCGTAGAACAATTCACGATCATTCCAGGCGGAACGGTTCACGGTTGCAAGGCCGCTGGTTTTTGCAAAACGCTCGATACGGGAAAGCCCTGTCACAAGACGGCCAATGTTTGCACCCGCTTCCTGGTGAAGGTAGTCAAGCAGATCATCTTCAAGCTTAACTTCACAGACGGTATCAGACACCGTGCGTGCGTCGTCTCTATCGCAACCCTTGAATTCAACCCAAGCGGTGATTCTTCGTGCAAAGCGCCCGTTGTTCTGGATAGTCCGAGCAATATCCTCCATTCCGATCAGGACAACAGGAGAGCCGGTTTCGTCATACACGTCACGCAAGGCGTCCAGCATTTCAGTCTGACGAAAGAGATAATCAGCCTCGTCAATGAAGATCGGACGGCTGCCGCCACGAAGCTTTTCAAAGCAAAAGTTCATCATAGGTGAACGGCGGTTGCCACTGACTCCCCCCAACTCGCGGACAAGCGACTGCAGCATACTTGTTACCGTCCATCCGGCATTTGCCCGCAAATAAAGGCCGTCCATCTCGTTTGCGGTGTGGGCAATGATTGTGGTTTTGCCTTCACCAGGGCGGCCCCACAAAAGCCCCATGCCTTCCACGTCCAGGGAACGGTCACGCAGTTCGCGCATGGCCGTCTGAAAGCGTCTGACATTTTTGGTACTTGCCAATTCATGTTTCATCCGGTAATCTTCCTCCTGTCTAGTTTGATAGGGCGTTTCAAGCGCCCGTAATGAGCCGTGTTACAGCACGGCTTTTTTATTGCCCGATGGCCTGCTGTGCCTGGTTCCAGTGATTCAACAGGCAAGGATCGTCAATCATCAGACCCCGCTTGCAGTCCCATTTATTCGGATTATTCAGCATGTATTCGTAATCCTGAAGCCACTGCCGTTCCATCTCATCAGCCAGCCCTTTTCTATTCTGATTATCCAGGTACTCATAGATTTCACCCTGTCCGGCAAAGTAGCGAGGCCGTCCTGCGCGGTCGGTAAGGTTAATGACTTTCCCCTTTGTTGCAGCAGCGCGGGCTTCAGATTCAAGAACTTCAGGTGGTAATTCAATAATGCCATCCAAGGCCGGGTTTGCTGTCTGGCGTTCGCGTTCGGTCACGGCAATTGCGGCTTGTTCCAGGGCAGGGGTTGAATATTTGGTGGAAGGCTTCGGCAGATCGGCAACCTTGGCGGCCTGTTGTTCACGATCCCGCAGTATTTCTTCGGCGATATCTTTGATGTTGGCGCGTTTTGCCAGCTCCTTATGATCGCGTCTCAGCTCTGCAAGCTGCTCTTTCTGCCGCTGTTTGGCATGGCGGGCAACTTCCTCATTACTGATACCAATCCAAGTTGGATCTTGAGCAATACAGAGAAAAGCGCCGTCTTCTTGGAAGATAGAGGCATGTCCTAAATCAGTAGCGTCAATCAACACCCGTACCCGCTTGCCTTCATGCCCGACAAAATCAGCTGAAATGTAGCGAAGCTTTGCCGCGCCAAAGGCGACGGAAAGCCCTTTTTTGGTGATTACGCGCCAACCGTCGTTAGAAGGAGCCGGTGAAAGCAGCACATCAAGGGCATGTTCGTTGCTGATCCGCTTGACCGGTTCCGTCCAGCTTCTGAATTTTGCAATTGGCGACATGCCCAAACTGCTATGAGTTTCCTCGTGATACATGGCATTAACCCAGCGGTCACAAAAACACTGCAAATCGGCGGCGGTCATGTTGATTTCTACCGTTTCGCCCTTGGTCATGAGCCTCTTGGCAAAGGTTTTGCGGGATTCGATAGCCTTGCGAGCAACGATATCGTGACCCACATAACCGTCAAGAAGGGGAAGCATTGAGTGTGAGAAGGTTTTAAAAAATCTTTCTATGTGAGGCTTGCCCTCCGGGGTGAATGGCGGACAGAGATGATGTTCCACATTCAGAAATTCAAGAATGCGCTCGATATAGAATGAGGTGAAGTCGCTGCCGTTGTCGGTTCTGAATTCCTCTTCAATCATTCCCCAGTCAAGGATGCAGCGACGTAGCAGCATGCCGACTGCGCTTGATTTGGCTGTAGGAGAAACCAGCAGCTTTGCCCGGCGTGACCACACGTCAATTATGCCAACGATGTTTGCCCGGCCATCGGTACACATGATATCGGCGGGCGTGCAGTCACTTTCCCAGCGCTGATTCAACCGGCTGATATTTTCGGAAGCGTCGCCAAAGGCGAACATGAATTTATTCTTCCAGGCGTCCGGATTAGTGAGGAAGAGATGAAGGCTTTCGTGCTTTGCCTTCCAGTTGTCCAAAAATCGTTTAATAGCGGTTCGTTCAGGAATGGAAAAACCTTTGAAACGTGTATTCAATGCTTTACAGAGTGATCGAATTGAAGCGTCTGGTTTTTCAGTAAACATTGAAACGCAGAAATCCTGCTGCTCAATGGTCAAGGTGGTTTGCCCCTTCTTGCTGGCGTAATGATCGGCAAGGCCGTACAGCCCTTGTTCGTCATACTGTTTCCGCCAATTATTAAGGGATACCGGCACAAGAGACCGTTTACCTTTGACGGTGAAATTGCTTTCTACCTCCGCAGGCATTTTTAACGAGCCGTCAATAAAGGCGTCGCAGAATTTCTGCACACCTTTCCAGTTCCAACATTGCTTCCCGTCTTTGACACGGCCAATATAGCCGCCCGCCTTCAGAAAGTTTTCCAGGGCTTCTACCATCAGGTGTTTTGCCTCTGCCGCCTGACGGTATTTTTCGGGCAGCGTCATGAACATAGCCAGAAAGGAAGCGTTTTTCTCCTGTGCCTCTTCAATTTTGGCGGCCTCTTCTTCTTTCTGCTTGCGGCCTGCGGCGGCGCCGATTTCGGCGGCTATGCTGGTGAAAACTGGTTTTTCATGTGGCGCGGTGTAGACGGTAGGGGTGTTATTGGCAGCTTCGCGGGCGGCAAGCATGGCCGCGACGGTATTAAGATCACTTTGATGTCTTTCCATGCGGATTCTGGATTCTTCGGCGGCTTCAAGGTGATTGCGGGTTTCTACAGGTAAGAATCTGATTTCATACGCCCGAGGCCCGCCTCTGCCAGGACTTTTTACGTAAGGCACATTATTCTTTTTCAAAAACCTTATGATGTTTTGTATCTTATCCTTCAGTTCCTTGGCATTCGATTCGGGTACACCCGAAAGGCCGATCAACTTATCTGGTGAGATATGGGTATCCATGGATTATATCTTTGCCATCTTTGCTATATCAAAAGGATATTTCCCTGTTTCTGCGAAATGTTGTAGCTTGGCTTTGAATTCTTCCACCGCTGCATCCCCTGCAAAAAATTCGTTTTTCTCATTCAGACTTGTGAATATATTGGCCGCCAACCTCGGGACATTAGCCTCTTCTTCTTTTCTTTTTTGCCAAAATTCCAACCTTTCCATCGATCCTTTTAAAAGTTCGTTCAGATCAGCTATCATCTTTTGTTCCGTGGTTATGTCGTCAATAAGTATTGCATACGACATTTCTAAATACCGAGTTATGATTTCAAGGCTCACTATTTTCATGGCTTTCCCTCCAGAGTGACAGCGCGCCAACTCCCGATTGGTGAATGTTGCTTTTTGAAGGTAGCAACCGCGACGGTATCACCGGGCAACATGCCGGTAACTATCAGCGTGTCACCTGCCCAAGTTTCATTATAAATTGACCAAAAGTCAGAGAGTTCAAACGGAATCATTGGAAAGCCCATTAAGGCAATATTTGCATTCGACACTGATATGTTCATTTTCTTTCCTCCAATGCCCTGATCAAGGCTTCCTTCTGCCGGATATTCTTTTCAATCTTCCGCCTTGCCTCCACATCTTTCTGCATTTCGGCTCGTAGCGCGTCCGGTCCTGCTACAGTGAATATTCCAGTCGCTTCAGTCATGATCCGGAGAGGTTCAGTATTGCCAGTAGCGGCAACCAGGGCAGGTATAAATTCTGCCGGTAGGCGGTGGGGGTGTGAATCGGCACACCATGAATTGATCATATGTACGGTGATTTCAGCCCCTGATAGTTCGGCCATCTCATCAGCTAAGGACTCCCGGCTCTTTGGTGCCTCCTTGATTGCCTTTTTGACCGCAGCAAGCAGCTTGGCCGAAATGCACATCCTGCCTGCCCGTTTGCTTGTCAATTCGTCGCGTTCTGCCAAGAGGAGATCGAATAAACTCATCTGGTTGTAGTCATCGACAATTCTTTTTGTGGGCTTTGTCATTGAATCACCTGCGAAAATGGTTTATGTTCTTAAACATCTTTTCCATAACGTTCAGGCCATATCAGAGCCGGGGCATAACCGATCTTGTCTGAAATGGCTTTTTCCATTCTGGGAGAACGTGCATAGACGGCTTTCCGTACAGACATACGTGTAACGCCAAGCTCCCTGGCAATTGCGGCATAAGAAGATTTTTTCATTTCGAGCATCATCTTTAACCAGATTCTTCGCTCGTTGTAGTTCTTGGGTGGCAGCATTGCTAACATGTGGCCTCCTTTTTTGGGGTTCATGAAAGTCAATATTGCGTATTTTTTGCAGCATGTCAATTATTTTTTACGCATTTAATTGAAAAAGTTCACTTCGTGTCTAAAATAATCACGTCAATGCGTAATTAAAGGATATCAGCAGGTTGAAGAACTTCGGCATTGTCGAAGTTCTTCACGCAAAGCTGTAGATATTCGGAGGATATTG